TGCTAAATTTTCAACTAATATTTGCCTATAACTTAATGTGTATGCGCTAACATCTTCTAGGTTAATACCTTCTTTTAAGTTTTCAGTAAGTTCTTTAATCTTTAAAGTCCATTCTGATCTTTGTTTTGCTAAATATTCGTCTAATTGTACAATCTTAGATTTGTTTGATTGTTCTGCCATGTGGTGTTTTTTTAGAATAATGAGTTGTTATTAGTATTCTTCTTAATATAAACTTGACTCTTAAATTTCTTTTTGTATTTAGGAGTTATTTTAATTTCTTTTTCAGCATGTGATAAATCGGCTGCTGCAAACCCAATAATCATTTTTAGATTTTTGTGTCTTTTTCCATCTTCTTCGAATTGATCTAATTCGTCATTTACCATTTGTACGTAATCGTCTATCATAAGTAATAAGCATCTAGTCGTGAATTACTAAAATACTTATCCATTGTAGATAAACATTTATTTTTTGTTTTCCAAGCAGCGATAACTAGATCGTTTAGATCTTTAATCTTGCTAGGATATTTATCCATCTTTGATTCAGACAGAAATTTGTCCCATGTAAATACTTCTTTACCTCTTTTTAATTTTTGCATCATCTTTGATTTTCCTGCTTCGTCATTATCAAACATATATCTTATTGTTGGAATTTCGTCTAACTCTTCAGTTGATCTGGTTACAGACGCCAATGCTATAGAGTTAGGCATAAATAAGGCATCTAAAGGTCCTTCGAATACCGTACAGGGCATTTGGAAGTTTGCAGTCATGATACCAAACAAAGTTGATAACTTCTTAGAGGATATAAGCTGTTCATCCTGAAGAGGTATTTCTTTATTCATTTCCTGATATATCTTTTCTATATCGTATGTTAAATATCTTGTGTTTTTACTTTTCCTTAAAGATCTACTTTGAAATCCTATAACCTTACCTTCAGGTGCTAAGTTTAAAACTAAGATTCTTTTATCTCTAGGAGAATACAAGAAGTGATTAAGCTTCTTATGTAAAAACCTGTTCTTTAAATAGAAAAAGGCAGGATCACCTGGTTCTATTTCTACAAGTTTAAAAACTTCTTTAAGTTCCTTTCTTGTAGGTGATAAATCATATAAGGTTTTAAACACACCATGTTGAAGAGTGTCTACTTCATTAACAGATACTTTGTGTTCTTTAATATATTCTATAATTGTAATAGAATCTTGAGTATCTTTGAATTTTAGGTGATGATCTTTTAAAAAACCATATAGATCTGAATGTTGTCCACAATTAAAGCAGTGGAATTGTAACGTTGCCCAATATAGATTACCTCTTTTCTTATGAGTTTCACCATGCGAGTCACCACAATAAGGGCATGCCAGGTTTAAACGACCTGGCATTTCCTTAATCATGTGTTTGTTAGGGTCAGCGTGTTCTTTTACACAAACTTGTTTAACTAAACTTCTGACCTTCTGCTTTAAATCTTCTGTGATTTTTTTAGATTCCGATTTCATCTAAGAAAGAATCTAGATCATCGCTATCTGCTGATGCAGTTGAAGATTTTGCTTCTGCTGCCGTTGGAGTCGCTGTCATTGTGTCAGGGAATTCAAAGTTAGCATCGTTTCCTGTTACCGGAGCTGCTTCTTTTACTGCTGCTTTTTTAGCAGCTGGCTTCGGTGTAGAGATTACAGAATCCATTGAAGAGCCAGGGTTAAGATATTGTCTTAAAATACCATTGACAAAGTCAAGAGTTTCAGCATCCCATTTCTTATATCCATAAGGATCTAAAGACGGTGCTGTATCTAATTCACCTTTAATAGATGTCATAGCTTCTTGGTTTCTTTCAGCTGGTTTTCCATCAATTGCAATAGCTGATCTAGTTGCAGAGAATTTAGACTTATCATAGTTATTATATTCACCTTGGCGAGTAATAATAAGTTCAAAGTTCTTTCCTTCGAATAAATCATAAATCTGAGTTGGTTCACCAAATGCAGGTTTAGTTTCTTCTTCGATCTTCTCTTTAATTTTATAACCGAATTTAAATACTTTATAAGTACCTTCTAATTCAGGGTTCTGAGGATCTTTCACTACTTTAATAAGTGAGTAGTACTGTTCTCTACGCTTAAGCTTGTCGCTCATCTTACGGTCTACTGCTGAATCACTCTTACGAAGTTTGAAGAATGCATCTGCAATTGGACACTTATCTCCTACCGTTGAAGGTGAATCAATAAGTCTTCCATCACCGTTAGCATCAGTTAGCCAGTGTACATACTTTTTAACTAGTGAATTTCTTGGGTTTGTTGGATTTGGTACAAAGCGGATAAGTGCTTTATAAGTACCATCTTTACCATCATCTGCGGATGGTTTGTAGATTTCATTTGTAGAGTTTGCACTCTTTGTCTCGTGGGTTTCAACATCGCTTACGCTTAAGTTGAAAATGTCAAATTCTGCCATTTCTTTAATTGCTTTAATTTACGTTAATGTCTTTAATCTTTAAAAAACTTTCAATAGTTATACATGTAATTCCTAAAAGGTTTCACAATAATAACTATTCTATATATCCGTATTGCAGGGGGCAGGGGGAAGAATTATAACTCAGAATAAGTAGAACCTGATTCGTCAATCCACTTTGAAGAAGAGTTAGGAAGACGGGCTAAACCAGCTTTTCTTAACATATCTATCATTTCACTTTCTGTTATTCTATGTTGAGTTACCATATCGCCTAAAATCTCTTTAAGCTTTAGTAGGTGGGCCGGTATTATTTCTCTATCTGTTTGCATATTTTATATATCTTTTTATTTTATGAAACTTTATGGGGAAAAGACAGTATAACTTAAGACTTTAAGCCTCAGTGGTAAATCTATTCCTCAGTGGCCGACATCTTTGCTCTAACGAAGTGAGTTAAAAAGTAAGCGTCAACTAAATCGTCAAAGGGTTTTGGTATTTTTTTAGAAGGTCCAATTTCTTTCACACAAAAATCTAAAAGAGGATGTTCTGCTAAAACTTGATCTCCTAATACATTACTTAAAAAGGCATCCCATAATTGAGACTTATTCATGTTTCCTTTTCCAGCGTGTTTCTTAATTGTAGTGGGAGCAATGGTTTGAATGTCTAATATTTCAAGTTGACTTAGCATTCTTTCTTTAAGTATTGCAGCCCCTGCAGCCATATCTATAATATTGTTAGTTCCCATTTTCGAACCGAAAGAAGTTCCTTCAAAAGAAATAATATATTGCTTCTTTGTTTTTGTAATGTCCGTTATTAAATTAATAATGTCATCTGCGGTTTTAGCGTACCTCTTTATCTTTGCTAATTCAACGCTTGAATAATCTGCACCTTGTTTTCCCCAGTCGGGTTGATTAATAAGAGTAACTCCCTTCAAATGAGATATGTCCTCTTGCCAAGCTCTTTCTTTCTTGGTTCCTTGGCCTTCTTTAATATAAGATATGAAATGATATTCGTTAGTTTCTTCTTGGTATATAAAAATACCTGGAGAGTTTAATGAAAAGTCTACTGATACGTAATTCAAATTAGAATGATTTTCCGATAGCTGCACCCAATCCAGCGCCAACTAATCTTGAGGTTAATAAATCGTAAAAAATACCTTTCTGAATTCCTAGAACTTTAGCAACTGTTTTACCAATTGTTTTACCTAAAGCAAACCCAGTAAGTCCACCGAATATAGAGCCTAAGAAACCTTCATTTGTTAATTCCTCATTAAATCTATCAAAATCAAACGTTCCGTCTTCGTTTGCATATTGTTTAGTAAATTCTTCTAATGCAGCATCAACCTTTTGCTCTAATTCGTCAGTCCATTCCGACTGTAGAGATTCTTCTAATAGAGTAATTTCCTCTTTAGTTATATTCTCTTCGCTTAAGTATTCAAAAAATGTTTTCATTATAATTATCTATATTGTTATGGATTATATATCTCGTTTATTTATTGTCTATTTCAGGAGTTATATTAAACTTATTATAATAAAAATTAAGGGTGAATGTAGAAAACTCCGCGACATTGCTTGACATATTTAATTCTAACTCTGATATTGAATTAAGAATGGGTTTTTCGAAAACTGCACTCATTAAATGTATACCTTCAGAATCCATTATTTGAAGTTTAAGATCGTTAATAAATGGTTCTCTGACGTGTTTTGAATAATAATACAATAAAGTATCTTGCATTATAAAATAATTAACATATCCATCTAATAATTGGAGCTCTATAGAAAATTGCCTTTCAATAGTATTCTGTATAGGAACAGATCCTCTGTGATACGTGATAGTTCCGTCATTAGGCGATTGTGATATTGGATCAAAATTAATACCTGGCATACTTAAGCCCTGTATAGAATAATTGATAAAATCAATAGGTTCTTCTAGGATATTACCTGGTATTCTATTTAAATAAGGCCTGTACTTGTCTACTACTTCCTTTGGAATAAAGGTTCTAGGAAACTTAAAGTTAAATAAATTATTTCTACTATTTAATATCATTATATTATTTCTACTTTTCCATGATACAATAAAGACTCTGTTTCTCCATTCTTTATATTAATATAGAATTTGTCTTCAAATTTATTTGTATCGCTTTTATCAAATCTGACAGCTGTTGTTTTAGGTATTTTAAAAAACACTTCTCCTAATCCTAGATCTATGTTAGGAAATGATGGATCATGCGCCATTCTCTGTTCAACCGCACCGCTTTTAATTATTAATACTATATTTTCTGCGCTTACTAATGAAACTGCTTTTTTATCGTCTCCGGAAGGTTGTGCAATATTGAATTTTACAAAGTTATCAGATACCTTAGACAATGATATAGTAGCCTTACCTTCTTCAAAAAACTCAATGTTATCTAATTCTTCAGATTCTGTTAAATCTGTTGTAACATTTGTAGCGGATGCTAATATCCCATAGGTGTCTAACGCAACTGGAACATATTTAGTTTCTCCAACGCTTGGTCTAATTGAATTAACAAATTGATTTAATTCTCTATTTACCGTAGTATTTGGTAGCTTATTATAGATAACAGTAGGATCTACATTTCTTAGATTAATCTTTTCCATTCTAGTTCCATACTTTTTAGTATTATAAGAAGTCATAGTTGCGACTTTAATAATTTGAGTATTATCTGTTTCGTTATAAATTCTCATAGTATGTCTAATATAGAAAGAGCTTGCTATACTAGAATTAAATATGATAGGTCTAAATGGGATTGGTGCTTCATAATTTGCAGTCTGAGTAAATGTCATAGATGAAGTATCTAAAAAATCTAAACCTATTTGTTCACTGACTTCTATATCATGAAATATTATAATGTCATCGCTTGAAGTTTGTATTCTTCCATTAATGTAATTTTCAAAACCTTGTCTAGAACCGTCTTTAGTTCCATACACTTGAAAATAATCCATGTCTTCTACTTCTTCTATATTAGCTGCAATATCTAAGTATTCATCTTCTTTAGAAACAGTAACGTCGATTGTATCTTCAACGTTAATATATTCTATATCTCCTTCTTCAGTTAAAGTATTTATTAATTTTAAACTTATTTCATAGTTAGTAGAATCTAATATTGCATCTTCGTTTTCTCCAAAGAATGCATCATGAAAATCCTTATTTTTAGTTGAAACATCAAAATAAATCAAAGAAGGAACTTTAATTTGTATGTATTTAGAATATGAAGTATCACCTAATACGAATGAATTAGGATTACTTATTTCAAAATTAGAATGATTTAAATAAACTATTGACGTAAAATAGTTATAAACTCCAGATTCTCTTTTAGCTTTAACCTGAAACATAAAACCTTCCTTACCTCTTGCAGCAAAAGAAAATCCAGTTTTCAAGTGTAATCTAATTGTATCATACCATACGTCACCTACTATGTTATCATCTACATTTGCAAGAGAAGAGTCTGTTCCATTCCATGATGAACTATCTAAATACGCTAAATCATTTTTAAGTAAAGCCCATTTACCATCACTATTTGAAGGAACTCCATAATATCTTCCAACTTCACCGGTCGCAGTTTTAATACTATTTCCAGTTTCTTGCTCTGGTTCTGCAAATAAAGGATTAGCCCTATTTCCTACATTTATTTCTCCACCCTTAAATGTATCTCCAGCTAGATTTTCATATGAATATTCAAATCTTCCATTAGTTCCTGGGGTATATGTGTATGTGTTACCAATTAATTGGGTAGTTGAACCGTTTATTGTGAATCCGGCTATATTGTCTATTGAAGAATCTGATAAGTTAAATTTATAAGTTTTGCCGTTTTTAAGAACTAATTGTCTAGATGCAAAGTCATTAATAAAAACATAACCATCTTGTATCTTTACACTAAAGTTAACAACGTCTGCTCCTAATTCATGAATCAAGAATCTAGAGGCTGAATCATTAGATGCCTCTGTGTTTAAAAATTTAAATTGACTTCCGTTGTCGTCGTTTTCTATCTTAGCGTCATCTACATAATCAACATTTTGATCATGATACATGAACTCCATTAGAATGTCGTCATCTAGTCTTAAGAATTTGGATGATTGTGCCATTGTTTATTTATTATTTTAAAATCTAAGAAATTTAGGGGACCAGTATACTCCTATACCAATCGATGGACCAGTGCTTATGACTTGATTATTATTCAAATTAATTCCATATTGAAATCCAACACCAATAGACCACCCTGCTTTTTTCTCATATTTATTATTTAATCTATCGTTAACTAAGTTTATATTTTCTATATTAGTGAACGTTACTCCTTTATATGGAGTTGTAATTTTAAGTCTGTCAAATCCTTCTTCATTAATGATAGCAGCACTTAAACCTATTCCCTGTATAATATCAAATCTAGAAGAGAATAAATTATAATTAGTGCTATCCTTTAAAAGAGATATACTTCCTTGAAATCTTCTCCAGTTATATTTATCAAACTCCCACTTATCGTTTACGTCAACTGTTATCGTATCTATATTATTTATAGAATCCGTATCAACTGTTACAACTCCATTCGCATTTATTATAGAATCTTTTACGTTTAGAGTTGTTGAAAGTAAGCTATTAACATTCTCTAATTCGTTATTAATATTTAATTGATTAGCATATTTAGAAACTAGTTTTTTGTTGCTTTCAGTTAGAGTATTTACATCATACTCAAAAGATCTTATACTAGAAACCAATTCTTTATTTTTATTCTTTTCAATTATAATAGTATCTTGGGTCGCTTTATAATTATTAAGATTTCTATCTGAAACCTGCTGAACCTGAACTATCTCTCTTTTTAAATTTTGATTAGAATTACATTGTTGTAAAAGACAGAACACCAAAATCGCAAGTCCTCCGAAAAGAATTGCGTTTTTGTAAAGTTTATATGTGTTCAGTATATTCATATATTAAATCTAAATTTTATCCTGAGAACTCTCCGGTTCCGTCGCCGTTTTCTGCGCCACCGTTTGTGTTTGTTGCCTTTTTATTATTTCCTCCAAGAGGCTGTATGTTACCCGGTGCCTGTGTGGCCCAATTTGAAGCATTACTACTGTCGGTGTATTGACCTCCGTTGGCATATAAAAAATGTCCAAATAAAAGAGCAATATTATCTCCTGGATTTGATGCATTATAATTTAGAATTTGATCTACTACTGACGAATCTAAAAGAACCTTAAATTCCACTGTTTGATATCTTCTAAACATGATGTCTTCTTGTCCAAACCTCCATGAATGTGAATCCATGAAAGAAGTACCCGCTGCTTCTGTACTACCCACAGTCACATTATATCCTCCTTGTAGAGCCGTTCTACCTCCCATATAATTGAATCCATATTCGTATGGACCATACGGATTCGTACCGCTATTATTATTTCCTGTACCTCTAGCTTGGCCGTCGTCATAATGTACAGCTCTCCAATGATCATCTCCTTCGTCGTATGTATATGGATCTAAATATTGTACAACATCATTTGCCGTAATACCTAGAGAGGGGTATTGTGATTGTATTTCTGATAGGTTAAACGTAGTTATCACAGGTAATAAAATTTGATCTGCCGCACTATTCCCATTATTGGTTATAGGGTCGATTGCAACCTGTATAGGCTGGGTGTATATTCCTTTACGACTAACTAGTGAATCTCCTGCAGAAATTGTCATAGCCGGAGGATAAATTCTTGAGATGTATGATTCACTATCATACCATTCGTCATCAGCTAAAGCATTTCCAGTTCTATCTGAATCATAACATCCGGAAAATGAGTCTGGATACATTCCACCTCCACTTGGATTTGGAAAGTTAACCCATGGAGTCGCCGGATATTGCGCATCATAGCTGCTAATTGCATTCTCATTAGAATCCGGTAATCTTACGAAATATCCCTCCACAGCAGAAAGGTTTGAAATTCCGCGCCATGATGAATCTGCTAACCTAGCTCCAACTGGATTAGGATATGCTGCGGAAGGCGTTACAGTGTTTCCATATATGTCAGTGACACTAGAAGTTGAAACGCTCGTTAACATTGGATTTATAGTATACCAATGTCCGGTTAGACTGTAGCCGACGCCATCTGCATAATAAAATACATCACCTGCTACATAAGTAGCTCCGGTGCTAAAAGTACCTCTGTCATTCCATGTTCCAGTAACAAATGCTGGAGATGGTACTGCGTATGGTGTTGATGTAGGCTGATTTGGATTTGGCAACCTATATTCGTTCCAATTAACAAACCATGAATAATGATCTAGTGATGAATAAAAACCCAAAAGATTACTGTTATCGTTATCACTACCTGTTTGGTACCATGCTTTTCCTTTCATTTGCACAGTTAAAATTAAATTTTCACCATACTCTAAATTATGCGATCCTATTGTGTCAACCACATAAGTAAAATCACTTTCATCATGATCTAATATTTTTACACTTCCGAATCTATACCTAAGTTGTTTAGTCAATGCCTGGTCAGCTGTTGGTTGAGATGTGTCCATTCTAGTTTGCTCCATTGCAAACTCATATTGTGCATTAACTGGGGCCATCGATGGCTTTTGCCATCCAAGTACGCCACCGCTCTCTGGATCTACACCGCCTCCACTTAAAATATTGGCTTTGCCGGCACTAAAGAAATTTATTGTTGCTGGTGGAGCTCCTGCTGCTTTAAAATAGAATCCAGGTAGACCTAAATAAATAAGCTGTGGAGTTCTAACAATTTTATAAGCTATATGATCTTCGGGTATATCACCTGGATCTGCCATTCCGACAATTTCATCGCCTGTTACATAAGTATCTGTAAGAGTACTTCCACTTTGATTCATTGTTGCATAACTTCCTCCTAATACATTAAGAGCAACCGGTCCTGAAGTAGTATTACCATCAGGTGTTGTTATACTATAATTAAATGAATTTAAATTTGGAACCGTATACGATTCTCCGTTTTGACCTACCCATGTTTCACCATTACAGAGATACCATCCTTCATATTCAGTACCTGCAATTCCTGCTCCAATTTCTATCTCTATATTATCCGGATTTGTTCCACTATCAATATATGTTTGAATGTTCTGAGACTGTATAAAGTTATTTGTATCTTCGTAAATAGAAGGTAAGAATGATATTATTGTTCCTATTGGTATTCCTGCTCCAATTTCTTCAGGTGATTTAAAACCTATCGTACCCTCATTATCTAGAGAAACTGCTATTTTACCGGGAGCAGGATCAGTTAATGGAGTAGCACTAGGACCTATATCTATTTTAAATATTGATCCGACGAAATGAGCATTTCCTGTAGAAACAAAATTACCAGTAAACAATGCACCATTATTAGCGTCCATTGTTAAGATGTTGTTATCGCTTAAATCTTTAAATTTAAAAGAATCAGCTCTATAGTTTATATTCTTTTGAACACCTACAGTTTCATTAAACCCAATATTTAAATTATATCTATTTAGTGAATTACCATAGCTTGCATCAAAGTAAGTATCTGATGTTAAATCAAAATCAGCATATATTCCTTGTGAATTATTAGAAACTAATCTAATATTAGAATCTACATATTGGTCGTTTTTATTTACTACTAATTGTGCTCTATATATAGGAGAACTGGAATTTTGAATATCACCATATTCTGGATAATCGGTTGTAAATCCTAATAATACTGTAGGTGAATGATCATTCTGTGTACTGCTAATAGTATCGACTGGAACTATTGTTTGTATATTTAAGCCTGATGTTTGATACACTACACCATCTTTCCAGAAATTAGAAACGGATGTGTTAATAGGTCCTTGCGTACCTTGATCACCACCCGCACCCTGAGGGCCTTGATCACCAGTTACACCTTGCATCCCAGTTTCACCAATTGGACCAGTAGATCCCATTGGACCACCTCCATTGGCAACTAATTGATCAAAATTATAATTAATTTTATCAAGTCTTTCCTGTTGCGAATCAGATTCTAATATCTGTTTTAAATTTGGTATAGGCATTACTTAAATCTTTATTTATTTAGTATATATCTTAATTTATTTCTTTAGTCTATCGGCATTATTGTTGGGCTATCCCCGGTCGCATCTTCGTCATAATACAATTCTACATTAACGTTGCTTCCACCTATTGCATTTTGTCCAGACTGTTGCCATGATTCAACAAACTCTAGAGAAAACTCCCAATTATCGCTAAGGCTTGTATTTCCAGGAATACTACCCATAGGCAGCCATGCATTTCCACCGCCGCCAACTGGGGATAAACATGACCCACCGCCCGTGAATATCCAATTGTTAGATGGGTTATCCTGAGCACATCCATTGTTGGAACCATTACCAATAATACCTTTAATCCATTCAAATTTATATCCTGCAGCATCCGGATCCTGTATTTTAAGGAATAAGTATACTGTATTACTAAAGTTATTAACTATTCTACCGTGCGTCATAACTGAATCTCCGGCCTGATCACCTATTGCTGGATACGTTGAAGGTGAGTCATTATCGCTATTATAGTATATTGATCCTGAAGGTGGTGGAGGAAAACCGCCACAGCTTTCTGGCATGCCAGTGAAACCTGAGTCTGTGCCTATGTTCCAATATACTGAATCTTGTTTCTGCCCTTCTCCTATTAAAGGGAAGGCATTTGTCATGTTAGGTGATGATGTGTTATCTAATACCTTCTGTAATGGATATTTTCCTAAATCCTGAACAGAGCTTAAACCTACGATAGGAGATTGTCCTAATGGAACGTAAATTTTTACGTTTTCTCCAAGATGACCTCGAACACTATTATCTAAATCAGTTTGATTATCATTAGTTGTAAATTCATTATTAAAATTAAATCTTTCTGCCATTGATGTAGGGTAATCTCCACTAAAGAAACATACATGTTTATTAATACCATCGCATACTGCAGTTGATGCTCCGGCTCCTGATGCTAATGTAAATTTAGTAGACCACAAATGAAAGTTACCGTGTAGAGTTTCTCCTAAGAATCCATTCTCAGATGGTCCACCCCAATATTTAGATAGTGTAGGGTAATATGAATTTCCCGTATAAGGATCTCCATCGTATGTAAATGCATCTGTATATGCTATTGATCTGTACCATCCCTGTGCCGGTTTAACTATTTGATTATCGTTATCTACTTTCCATATATGGGTGGCATAATCATCATACCATTCCCATGTATTTTGGCTCGTTGAAGCAGGGTGATTATCATAATTAAATGAACAATAATATTCTGTTATAGTGGCGTTTGAATAGACACTTCTTCCGGAAGCAATACCTCCATTATTTATCGCATCAATAATAGTTTGTTCTGTCACAGGGTCTCCAGATTGATTGCTAGTATTACCGGCAGACTTTCCAAACATATCATCCTTGGCTCCTTCTACGTCTTTTATAGATTCTCCGTATGCAAAATATTTATTTTGAGGATTGGCATAAATATTATCTCCGCTTGTGATTCCTTGTCCGTAAATATATTTTTTAGATTGTCCATCAATGTGAATATAACAATCCTGTAGCTCTATTCCATTTTTGTAAAATCTTTCTCCAGCATTTGAGCTTCCACCCCATTCTTGTGAAATTGATTGACCACCTTGTCCTCCGGTCCATTGTAGAGAATCAGTGGCTTTAGTAGCAGCGTAAAGGGCTGAGATATCATTTGAACCCGAAGTGCCATAATTGCTATTTTCTATTGGATGCCAAGACGCACTTACTCCATTTAAAGTTATTCCAGAATTATCATTACCCCATTCATACCCGACGCTCCCGAGTCTAATTATAGAAACTTGATCACCCATTTTATCATACATGTTATGGTTTTCATCAGCTGAATTACTTTGAAGAAGATATACGTAATTTGGATTAGCATTAGGATAACCATTAATTACACTATCCGATACACCAGCTCCCATTCCAGCTCCATAAAGACCACCTAGTAATACATGTTGCTGGTGTACAAGTGTACCATTATTGATGTTATCTGTTCCATCTGGGGAAATTCCGGAAATATTATATTCAAATGTCATAATATCTGGAGTAGCATACGATATACCACCTCCATCTCCCCATGCTTGGCCGTGACATAAATACCATCCCGAATACATTCCATATCCTGCTCCAAAGTTAGATGAGAAATTATGTGCACCGTTATTATAACCTATATAAGAGGTAATAGAGTCGTTTAAGTAAAAGTTTTGATTAAACGTGTCAACGGGTATCTTTGTTATACTACCAATCGGCATTGAATTAAATACAATTCCTGGATTAATCCAGCTAACAGTTCCTTCCGTATCTGCAGAGATTAATACATTATCAGTATTAGCGAGTACATCATATTTTATATTACCTACTGTAAATTTTATTTCTTGACCATTACTTTCTACTTTTATTTTTTCTTCAAAGTTAGAAAGAGTTCCAATTGTTTGGATTACATTACTTCCAGAACTATTATATGATTCTATGTTAGTAAATGTAGACCTGTGATTAATATTGTATTCTCCCCATGGTTGAGCTGGCGCCGGCGTTGATGCCGAAAATGCCGCAGCGTTATCATCGACTCCTATAAATAAAGTAGCATTTGTTGGTGGATCGCCATTAGCCGGGTCTACATTCTGTTGTAACGATATTCTAAAAGATCTATATTCCCAGAAAGGATCCCATGTCGGAGATCCTGGAGGAGGTGTCATCGTTAATTTAATAGAATCAAACTGAGATTCACTAGATTGTATTGCATATTGTCCGTCTGAAAATCTTGAATTAGTTACTACTGTTAATTGTGCCTTGGAAGATGGTGCGTTTGCAAAATCTTGATCATTATAATATGGACTTAAATACTCTCCAGTTGCACTATCTAAATGTGCACTTGCACCTATAATTACAACCGGATTAACATTTGCAGATTGATAGAGAGTTTCGTCAGCCTTTGGATATAATATAGGATATTGTGTGCTAGCTCCATTAAGAAACCATCTTCCTCCAACTGGAGGACCTTCTATTCCCTGTGGACCCTGTGGACCCTGTGATCCAATCTCACCGCTTTCTCCTTTATCGCCGTCTATTCCATTATCACCTTCTATACCTGTAGGACCAGCAGGCCCTCCATTTGCAAGAAGCTTAAAATTATAATTAATTTTATCTATTTTATGCTTTGACCACCATTCACTGCTGTTTGGATCTAGATCGCTTTTAAAAAGTTCTTTGATTCTTATATTCATTATTATGCAATTATTTTAGAATGGACCCTAAAGCTATAGTTATATCCAGGCTTTTTATTATATATTAATCTAAAATCTAAAGGCTTTTCTGAGAATCTACTTATTTCAAAATTAGTGAGAGGTATGTGGCCATCTGACATAATATCTTCAACGTGCATCACATTGTTTAATTTTGAATATTCTTTTTCGCCAGCTGTTTCAAACCCATAAACTAGAATTTCATCTAAAATAAATCTAGGAATAATATTTTCTTTTGCGTAAACGCTTACGTCATCTTCTATTGTTGTTTTATCTCCGTAGGAATTAACAGCGTTTACATATTTTCCATAATGTCCTACTATATTATCTTCTTTAAGCTCTTTAACAATCGACTCAACTATATAAAAATCCATATACACTTTATTACGATCTTCGAATATGTATACAGTATTTGTATTTTCTTTTTCGTCATATCTTATTACGTCTAAATCTCTTAAGCTAAATACCCTAGAAGTATTATATGCCGTTATGTCGTATTGGTTTTTCACTTTCATAATAGTAGAAGCAAAGAAAGATCTCTCTTCAATCGGACTTAATGTTCCGTTTACTTTTATGTTTTTACCTCCTTCATAAGATCTAGTATAGTAGTCTTTAGCATATTTACTATTAAATAGATTTAAATTCTTTTTATCTATAGCTATTTCACCAATAAGGGGGTATAGTGGTTGTTTATCTGTTTCTTGACTTAGTTTTAAAACATCACTACCTTCTTCATTAACCTTGTGATAAAAGAAATTAGGTATAATTCCAAACATATTGTCTATTTTTAAATAAGATGCAAATACACAATTTACCTCTGATAAATTATTATACTTAGATTGTTCCCACTCAAATTCATCCATTTCTTCATCACTTTCAAATGACGGCAAAGAGTCTTCTAATTTTTTACTACGATATGGTGCTGTAAATTCTATTACACTTCTAAATAAAGGGTTATATTCTCCATTCATTCTTCTAAGATTTGTATAATATCCACCATCTTCCCTAGCAACTAGGTCATGGCCAATTTCGTTATTACTTAATTTAAATGCCTTAGGTTTATCATCATCTGTTTCAGCAGTAAGTATAGACGTCTTAATAAATTCTACACCATCCTGTATTTCTATTGTATACAGTCCGGTAGATTCAACACCTTCTTCTGAAATAGTGGTATATGTTATATTAGAATTACTATTTATTCTCTCTGCCATTCCAGGGGCAACTACATCTTTTAAAACATTTTCCCACCCAGATCTACCACCTCTGTCGTATGATAAAGCTATTGAGTTTGAAATATTACTAGCATCAGTTGAGCTAAGATTAAATGATAAGTAAATAGATCCGTCATCGTTGGTTTGAACAGCTCCTGGCGTTCCTGAAACAATAATGTTATTATCATCTACGACTGATACTACTTTTATTCCAAATTGTTGACTAGCAGAATATCCTGGAATATTAAATTTTAAATATGCGTATTCTCCATCTATCTTAAATATATCTTCTGTGAATTTAGGTTGATTATTTCCGACAGACGCAATTGAAGCTGTTAGTAGCTTGGTGTCTTCTTCCCATGAAGAAGCGCCAGTTGAACCCTGACCTCCAAATTCTAAGAAACCTCTAACACTGGAATCAATAATTTCTCCAGTTCCAGCATCTTTAATATCTGTTAATGTGTATGAAAGATATCTATCAAATTCAGTAATTTCATTTGCAGGTATTGTTAAGTGTATTAGAAGTGTTATAGTTTTAAACTTATCATTTTTTATAAATTCAAAGTCAGCTCTGGATTCTGACACTACAGTTTCTTGTTCTTGTGTAGCTGCAGGCGTATCTGTATAACACAATACCGTTGAATATTTGTAATCATTTATTTCTGAAGATGCACTGAATGATATAGGTTGATTCAGAGAGAACTCCTTTCTTTCCTTATAAATATATCTAAGTCCTTTAAATACTGTAGAGGAGAAGCTCAAAGAGTCTCCTGATGTAAATGAAGTGTATAGTCTCTTAGTTATTGCATCTATCCAATCTCCATTTAGATCCGATGCTCCTGTGAAGTTTAAAAACGCAGAAAAATAATCATAGTCTACATCTTTCAATTTACTAGAGATATCACTATAAGACATTTTTTCATCGGTCGGATTAATATAATCTCTAAGATATGGTATTTTATTAGAATCTCTTAAATAGCTAGGAATATTCCATATTAAAAAATGTTCCATATTTAGCTTATCACTGTCCCTGTCATTTATTATAGAAATATCTGCAGAAAGATTATCAATTCCAAACGCTTCATTAGCATTTAGTATATATGGTAGATTTCTTGAATTCATAGCAGTACCTTCCTTTAATGCAAATTTACATATAGTCGGAACTACTCTTGAATTAATACTCGTTTCTTTTAAAGAGTTTTCATTTAATCTATCGTACTCACTGGTAATTTCAATTTCAGAGCTGTCTCCTTCAGACGAATCATCTTCTATTACGTTTGCTAATTTTTTAAATTGAAATAAATCTAGATTTTCATCTCCAGGAATAAATATAAATTCAGATGCGTTGTTAATATCTGACGATAGTATTGTATATTCGGAATTAGGTTCTCCTGATAATATTAATCTAGTACTTATATCAGAAATATATCCAGTTGTATTAGCAGGATAGGATTTAACATTTAATACCTTAACATATTCTCCGTCTACTGCTGATTTTAAGAAATCTCCCTTCTTAATAAATTCAGCAACATGTATTCCATATATTACTATGACCCATGCATTTGTGACGTACGTGCTAGAATACAGCGCGTTGTTAGGTGATATTATCTCTGTAGAATTTGCAGATGAAACTGAAAATGAACTTTCATCTTCCTTATAATTCTCACTTTCAAATTCTAAATGAGTCACGTCAGAGTTAATAGTGCTATAAAAATCAAAATCAAAATCTTTAAAGTCGTATGCTGAAAATTTACCGAAAGGCGTTTTATACGGATTATATGTAGAAAATACACTTCTTGAAAATTTTATAGGTTTTTCGAAAATAACTCTAAATTCTTTTGAATTTAAAGGATCTCTAATTATTTCTATGATTCTAGTAAATTTATCCTTTCTATCATATTTTACATAATCTCCAACGTTAATGTTACCAACGTCTCTTGAAGAAACGACTATTCCCTGATCAATTGCACATCCACCTGACATAGTATAAATAGAATAATCTCCAATAGAAAGACCTCCTGAAACTACACCACCTTCATTAACAAATTCATTATATCTTTTGGAAAAATGAGAATCCGCCAATATACAATCGCCCATATCTAAAAACGTATAAGGATTCGAAGTATTGATACCGAATATGGTTGTGTATTTATTTCTACCCTGTGAATAATCATCAATTACGATAGAATTACGATATGATTGAGCACTGTATGGTATGATTTCTCCGTTTCTTATTGCTCCTGCTAATGCAGATGCAATTTGAGAAGTATTTCCCTGACAAGAATATCTACCCTCGGAATATGTTCCAATTGGCATTGTTTCATCTGCTATGAATATGAAATCTCCTAAATTAAATCTTTCTATTGAAATTTCTAAAAGATCTCCTAAGAATATTTTATCATTATGAACCGGCGGTTGTGTTAGTAAAAATTTCATAAATCCATTAAAAGCTGTTTTGCTTACAAATGGTGTTTCTATGTCATTTTCTTTTTTAGAGGTAAACCTATCAGCATTTCCATTAAATGAAGTGGAAATAAATCTTTTACCGAACGATAAATTAGAACTTTCAAAAGAATTTTTTATGTGGTGATAATTATCTTCATTATCTTTAACCCAGCTTAATATTGGAAGATTGGATTCAGATTCATTAGGAATAATAGCTAAACTGTCAGATCCATCATCTATTAAATTTAAGACTCCAAACTTATTTACATTTTCAACTAAGACACTTCCTTCTTCATGCTCATCCGCATATATTCCAAAATATCTATAAATATTATAATCTGACGCTTCTTCATCATCAAAAAGAAATTCAATATTCATTACATTTGCTGAAATAATACCATTCCTTTCAAAACTAGATGTAATAGTATTATTTGCTAATATCTCCGGAAGATCTTCTCTTATATAATCATCATCTATATAATCCATCTTATTAACAAAGCCTCCTATCATTGCGTCTATTCCCGAAAAATGAGTAGGTTCATCTATTTCAAAATTAAAAGAAAGGTGTGAACTTGGAAAAAGAGGATCTTCTATGTGGCTATTTAAATATGCTCCTAATTTAGAGTTATTGGTAAGATCAAATGATTTAATGATAGTAGCCTTTGAAAGCATTTCTTGAATCCTACTATTTTGACCATCGGCATCTTCTGTATATTTTTTAGAAAAATTAACATCTTCTATTCTGTATATTATAAATTTACTGGGAACCTTGTCTTCTAACCAAATAGGAGCCAACATCCTATATTGTTCATCATACGCCTTGGTATAATTAAAGGATGCTCCATAGTTATATAAATTTTCATATTGTGAAGAGAAATCCGCACTAACTGCTAAATCAGTATGCTCTCTACCTACCTGATATCTTTTATCTTTTGGTAATTTTCCATAGAAAAGAGCAACATCTCTATTATATTGACCGAAGTCAGATAATGGATATTTTTGAAATTCAACCTGTGAGAGAGTTCTACTAGCCTTAATAGAGCTTAGGTAAATATCTCCTGAAGAATCTGCAACTAACTTAATATTAGAAGTTAATTTTGGATTAGTTCTTAGTAAAGCAAATGATTTGTTTTTAACCAAACTATTCTTTGCCGCTGTGTTAATAATTTTCGCCATTTATGAATAGACTCTATTTTTGTTAGAGTATATATCTTGCTTTGTTACAGCAGAATATTACCTGTATGGGCGAGCGTCAAAGTCGTATAATCTAGAGGATGAAAAATCTGTATATCCGCTACTAGAGTTGAAGAATCTTCTTCTGTTCCACCACCATCCACCAGAACTTCCAGTTCCGCTACTTCTATAACTTTGTAGCATTACTTTATTGATACTATTTTTATTAGTACCAACTGCTCTGTATTTGGCATATACTTCGATATCAAACTTAAATTCAGATTTATACGTGTCTAAGATGTCTAGCCCTATTTTTTTAGAATAAGTTAAATTAGCAAAAGAATTTCCATATATACCACCTATTCTACCTTTACCACTTTCATCTTCTCCAAAATAATCTGTCATCCTATATTGAAATACCATATCTACTGAAACAGCATTCTGACTTCCACCTTCTATTAATTTCTTACCATATTTGTTAGGTCCATCTACTGATAAGCTGGTTTGATTTATAGGTGAAAGATATAAAAAAGATCCACATGAAAGACCACCTAATAAATATTGATCATCTTCTGTAAAGGAATTCTTAACAGATTTTCTAGGAATAACAGTACCTGATTCATCAAGAGGTCCAGATTCTGATCCATCTCTAAATGTAATAGCTAGGGGCTGATATGGTGTTTGTATTTTTCCGTTTTTATCATTAGCCCTTTTAACTGCATACTTAGGCATTGAAACTATTCCAGTTGTTACCATTTCAAACGCATTTAATCTATTGTCAGGGTCGGTTCCTCCTTCAGCAGCATCTTTGATGAGTGGATGAAATTTAGATAAAAATAAACCTTTATCATATTCACTAGAACCTAATATAGTTATTGGAATTAAATCTATTTCTGAATTACTAGTAGAGCTTTCTACATTACCTCCAACGTCAGTTCCATTCCATAAAACATCTGATCCGTTTGATGATGTGGCAGCAGTTAATCTACATGTCATAGTAGTAGAATCAGCTTGACTAAAATCTCGCAAATGTCCTCTATTGGTAATAGCATCTGGGGTAAATAGTGTACTACCACCATTATTATTTCTTATTGGATAACTTAAACCATATTCTGCAGTAGTAACTCCGTTTGTTACTGAGTAAGAAGAACCTGTATCTGCATCTGTTGTAAGATATAAATTATCATTGTTAGATATATTTTTAAATCTAGAATATATGAATTGTCCATTTAGCTGTGAAGATTGTTCTGGTGCTGTAGCAAAATAATTATAAGAATTACCATCTCCAGTTAAGTTTTGATAAACTAAAGGAACTTGATCATATTTACCTTCTGTCATATAATATGTATCATTAGATATCATATTATCAGGTGCAGCGTTAGAAGCAGTTTTAATATTACCTGTTTCTAGATCTATTATACCCAATCCATATTCCTGTTCACTTGTTGAAACATAAGCAGGTTGTTTAAGATCTCCAACAATTCTTGCACATAGTTCTAAATCAGATGCCTTAGTGTTGTGTAATTCAACTGTAAAGTTTTTAGTAACAACATATCCTTTGCTAATTCCTGTAGGTGCGTTGTCTACATAATATCCTGCAAATATTTTTGCAGTTGTGTTGTTTTTAACCATAGTGGTAACACCTTCTTCGTCTACAATTTTAATTTGTAGTTCTCCAACGGTACCTTCTACCTTAGATTGTAATCTTTCTAATTGATTTTGTAATTCTAATAGTTTTTCATAAACACTAATAGGGTTCTGCTCTCCAGTTAAAAATCCTGATGCAAGACTTTCAGCGCCATGGGCATAATATGTATCACCTGCCGTAAACCCAGTGTCAAGGTGTGTAAATAAGTTCTGAGATTCTAAATCGTCATTTATTTCAACTTTAACATTATCTAAATCGTTTTGATTTACAAGTGAATTGGCTCCGTCAGTCGATATTACTCCTTCAGGGAATGGAATACTTATAATTTCAGACCATTCTGATTCTACTGGAGTCGTAGGGAAACCTGCTTCAGAAACAGATTTTACCATCATTTCGATAACTTCACCTTGTCTTATTGGTAGATCTATAGAATTAAAGTTAATAGCCTGAGCATCTTCCTCAGATTCTATAATCCATCTATAACCACCGTCTGCTTGCTTTTCTCTTTTTCTAACAGGACCTTTAACTTCTACCCAGTTTGAAAATGCAGCAGTTTTTTTATTAAATTTAATTTGTTCAATCACGGAAGTTTTTCCAGTAGCAGATGCGTATCTGTATCTTGCGATAAACTGAACTACTTCTTGTGAAACTTCATCTCCAACTTTTTTAGCATCTGGAATTGACCAAAAACCTCTAACTCTATATTTAGGAGAAGCTTTAGGTAATTCATTAGATTCGGCAATGGCTTTAATCTCACTAACACTAGAAGAAAATACCTTTGTCTCAGCCGCCTTTTCTCTAATTAAAGAAGATAATTCATTCTTCTCTCTATTTCTTTCAATTTTAGATGAGAATTTTTTAGTAGCAATTAACTTTCTTTTTTTCTTAATAGTAGAATCAAGTTTTTTAACAGCTTCCTTTGCAGCAACCTTATCTGATTTAATCTGCTTAACCTTCTGAACACTAGAGTTTTCAGTAAGGTGTTTATTTATCTGAGTAACCTTGAAGTTATCAGATTCGATGATAGGTGCATCTGGAATTAGACCTTCCGATGCAGGTGGAATATAATCGACTTTAAGCGCTTTAATAAATTGCCCAAAGTCAGCAACCTCTTCTTTATAATATTTAGCGAGAGATGTTATTTCACCTTCTTCGGATTGAATAGTTAATTCATTAGAAAAGAATGCGATTCCTGGTGAAAAATCAGTTGAAGGAATTTTAGAAATAGGATCAATTGGCTTAACAAAAACAACTTGTCTTTCATTAAATCCAACCTTTATTTCAATATCAACAGATAAATCAATGTCTTTATAAATTCTTAAAGAATCTGCTCCTATCTTTACAGGAACATATCCTTCTAGTAATTCTAAACCTACTTGAGATGTTGAAGCATCAATGGAGGTTATTTTGTATCTTGTGTTATATTCTTTGTTATTTACTACTAATGAATCACCTATCTTTAAAGATTCAGTGTCTTTCATTCTTTTATTAGCATCAGAATATGTTAACTTATTTAAAGTATATACTTTGATCGTTTTAGTTTGACTAACGTTATCTACTATAACAGTTTTTTGAACATTTTCAACCTTTAATACATCTAGGCCTCCAGTATATTGAATTGACCTAATTGGCATATCAACTGTCTCTGCGTCGATTCTATATTTTAAACCAGCTTCTTCAATTTTAGAAATAAAACTTTCGTAATTAAGATCATTTTGACCTTTATAAATTTCATCAAAAGATTCAGTCGATGCAATATCTTCATGATCAAAAATAAATCTTTCAGTGTATATTCTTTCAGTGTCTACTGGAATCTGTCCTTTAACGTCTAAACTTATTGTTAATAAGGGGTTTAAGAAATCTTCAAAGAAATCGTTTAATTTAGTACTAAATTCTTTAGGGGTTGCAAGAGATGTTACAGGTAAAGAAGGTCCTTTTAATTTAGAAGTATGTATTTTTCTATAAGATCCATCTTTAAGTTTAACGTTCGCACTTGAAGTGTCTAGTCCACTAATTGCAGTTAAATTCTTATCAATTCTTTCAATCTCTCTTTTCAAAAATCCAAATGCTGGAATTTGAATCGCTGTCATTTTTCCTGTGCGATTATCGAATAGGTCAATGGTAACTGTTTCTTTATCTGTAGAAATAGCCTCATTGATACGCTCAAAAGTTTCTAGTGAATTAGTGTTTAATTCTAGAAACTGTTCGAGTAAATGTGATATAGAATTACTAGCGCTCATATTATCTTAAAATATCGTATTCAAACGTTTTGTTTATTGAATCAATACAAACAATTTCTATATAAGGAGTAGCACTAAGTAAAGAAGAGGCTGGAATAGTAATTTTCTGAGACCATCCATTTTCTTTATCTGTCCACATCGTTATATTATTAGATTGTAAGTTTTTGATTTTATTTTTAAAAGTTACTCTAACAACTTGGCCTGTTTTCCATTGTGTTACAGTATCATCTAGGTATATATTTAGATTAGAATCGAAGCTTTCGTCAAAGGCCGTATAGATTCTAACTAAGTTATCGAATTCTTTAACTCTTTGCCAGACCGCTTTTGTCGCAGATTCTGAAGGTAAGAAAGGAACATCTGAGTTTAAAACTCTTTCGTTAATACCTGATATAGTATCATATACATAAGCAGGGCTTAATGAATATCCGTAATTAACACATGAAATCTTAAGTTTACCCGTACTTGATTGTTTGTCAATAGAGATCCCTTTATTACCTGATTCTATTACGTCTGTATTATATTGTAACTCTGCAGGTATTTCACCAGATATCACCTGATTTAATCTAGAGTTGGTGTTTGTTATTAAATCTAAAAGACTTCTTTCATCTTGAAAATTAATAGTTGCATTTTCAACGTCCTGTTCTATATTGTCTAGTCTTTTAGATATTCCTTGTAAATTTTGAGAACTTATAAAGAAACTTTCTAACATTTCAACTTTCTTAGAAATATCATTATATCTTATGTTAGCATCTCTTAATAATTGAACTGCATTTTCTAAAGCACTTGTAGTGTCTAAGAAAATATCCATTGAGAATGTAGAATAATCATTAACATTCTTTTCTACTCCTACATTATCTAAGGCTGAATTAAATTTAAGATTTAATTTAAGTGCAAATGCATTACCATTAAGACCAGTAATTTCATTGGGCTTATACTTAGTTAGTTCCGGAATATACCATCCATCATTTGAAGTATCTTCTTTCCAGTTATCTAATAATATTATACCATATAGGTTTGTTGCTTTATTTCCAATGTTAGACTTTGAATATATGTCGTAATACACTAGGATAGCATTGAATCTAAAATCTCCACCTCTTTTAGAATAATCTAATATTGAATCTAATTTAGGATCATTTATTATTTTAGAATATGCGCTTGAATTAAAATCAATTCCAAATGTAGGAATATCGTTTTCATCAGTGTTGTATGTTCCGTCATCCTGATCAGTATAAGATTCTACATTTAAAAAAGGATCTGGGTGAGTATCATCACTTGTTCTTCCTTCAATTTCAGCACCTGGTACAAACTTAATATTATTAGTATTAAATTTAGAAGTTTCTAATAAAACTTCAGGAGTATATCCTACAGAGGAAGGAACGTTAACAAATATTTCGTTATATTGTTGTCCTTTATAGTTCTTGTCGTTAGTTACATCAATATTTCCGATGTATTTTATAACTTGACTATATTCAGAACCGGATTGCGTAGAGTCATCCAGCTCTATCATTCTAGAAAATCCTGTTGAAACTTCCTGTGAAGTTGCAGTTCTTACTCTTATTGCGTTGATGTGATATAAGTATTTAAAGAATATTTTTTCTGCATCACTTTGAAATAAAACATCATCAAAATCGTCGTTAACCTCAGGGTTAAGAAGCATATTCTCTAAATTAAGGGCATAACTTTGAAAAGTTTGTGCAAAATGAACATTACCATTTCCATCATGTAACAAATCATTATAAGAACTAGCATTAGAACCGCCACCTCCTTCAAATAGTCTAGAATATTCGATGTAGTTAGGTCCAGAATACTCAGGGTTATTCGGATCACTTTGAATAGAATCAGCATATACTGGCAAGTCTAGCAATGCAAATTTAGAAAATTCAAAATTAATATCCGGATTATAATATGCACGTGTAAGATCTCTCGCTGAATTAGCAAAAGCATACATCGTACCTCCCTGTTCCTGTGGAATCCTTATTAGTGGTGTAGCCATCTAATTAATTGTTTATTTTTAATTAAGATATTGTAGCTGCGTGTGAGCTAACAATATACCATTTTCCTCCGTTAGAAGATTCTCCTATTAAATTAATACATCCATTCTGACCTACTGTAATAGTAGATGTTGAATCGTATCCGTGAATCGCTTCATTTGAAGCATCTATTGTAAATGCTAATTTAGCGATAATGCTTAATGTTTGTCCAGCCGTAGATGTTCCTAATATTACTGATGCTGATGGTGAATTTAATTCATAAGCTCCTAATGTAGGTGTTCCAGTTGGAAAGTTAATAGTATCTGCTATTGAAATCTGTTGTCCTTTTTCAAAAATAACATTTTCTTTAAAAGTAGCTTCAACGCCAGATGTTAGTGTTGATCCATCAACTGTAAATGTAGCTAAGGTTCCATTGTTTATATTCAATGATCCAGCGCCAACAGAACTTGTTAAAAGTAACGTGGAGTTTGTCGTGTCTAAGACGTTTGCAATTAATCCTAATTCTTCATTAACGTTATCAAAATTGTTATTGATAGTAAGTCTTGAAGAAGAAAGACTATGTGTCCCTAAAATTGTTGTAATACTTGCCATTTTATTTAATTGTTAAGATGTTTTTTCTTGTTATGTTTTTATTTCCATTCAAATCAGTTAATTCCAGCTCCAAACTGTACTCTCCTTTCGTATCGAATAAGTATGTCAGCCACTGATTATCATAATATATATCTTCTTTTTTTACACTATTATTTATCAATCTCCATTTCTGCTCTATAACACCCGGCATTTTAGTTAAATCATAAGAAAACGTCATGTGATTTAGTAAACTAATAGTGTCATGATCGTCTATTATATAGGTATCATTAAAGTTAGGATTGTATGCTTGATATTTAACAAAGCTGCTAGGATCTATTATGCCTGTCGTCGTTGTTGCGTTATGAAAATCATAACTTTGATTAGGTTGTTTTGATACAACTAACATATATGTACATTCATCAACTCCGTCTATTCCTGTTGAAACATTCCCATCAGAATCAAAATAAATTGGATTCCAATTAAATTTAGAGAAAATAGGATATTGATTAGGATTTAAATTGTTAAGCTCTTGTTGTAAATTATTCCAAGCGGATAAATCTTGAGCATTTGTTGGGTATATTGAAGTAGGTGTGTAAGATTCTACTATTTCTAATCCAGTGAATGTATCTAATTGTGAAACCGATATAGTTCCATTTATGTCTCCATTTAACTCTAACTTAAATGAAGAATTTAAATCTGCACCTATTCTTGTTTGATTCCATGAAGTAGTAGGTCCGTCGTTCCATGTTTGCTTTCTTAGAGCCTTCCATTGATATGCTCCTGTTGTTTCTGCAAACCCCGTTGGGACAGAAGGATCGGCATACCTTCTACTTATAGAAAATTCTTTTCCTAGTGTTTCATCATTAAGATAATTTGCTCTATCGAGTGTTAAATAATATGTAGCAATACTTTCTCCAATAGTGTTTAAATTTTCTCTACCCCATTCCCATGAAGACCCAGCTTCATCCCATTGATATTTATAGTTAGCCCAATCTAATTCTTCTGTAAGTTTCTGATAAAGTCCATATATCTGGATGTTCTTAGATTTAACCACTATCTTTTCATTGTGGCTCACACTTCTTATATTATATAAATCCCAAAAAGCAACATCAATCGAATACTCACCTATATATGGAAGTATTATTGGCAATGTATACCAATCGTTAATGGATCCTCTAATAGTTTTAGAGTAACCTCTAGGGCCTCTAATTATCCATTCAATTTCATATACACTTCTTTTCCACCAGTCATCCCATGTTAAATAAGGGTCCTGTAGGGTAGTGTATTGCGGTTGTCCAGGTGGAGAATGTAAAACATTAGCATCATCATCGGTATCGTTTGCATCAATGAACGTAAACTCAGCATCATCCCATGTATCTTTAAGTGAAGTTCCTGTTAAAATTATAGGAGCACCTATTGGAATATTTTCAATAGTATTATATGTGCTCATATCCTCATCATGCCATTCCGTATAGAAAGATCTAATAGAATCTTCTAATTCATTTCTTTCTGTTTTATTAAAAACTTCTATCTTTTGATTACGGCCTTCTAGTCTGTAGTCTACCTTCCTAAGATCTTCTATATAAATTGATTTAATTTCCGGAAAGACTTCATAGTGTACGTCTTGCCCTGCAAACTGAGCATGTATTTGGTGTTGATTATTCCAAACTCTCTGATTTACTCCGTCAAAGTAATCACCTTCTGCTGTAATATCTACGATCTTTGCGTTAAGCGGTAGGTACTCTTTTTGTAGTTTACGCTTTAAAGCATATAACTTTATTAAAATTTCGTCAGGTGAAAAATCTGTAATTTCCTCTACTTCGGGTAAATCAAATTCATTTAGTCTTCCAGTGGGAACATTTAATCTATATGCTAGTGAAAATCTAGAAGTTTTCTTTTGATTAGAATTAGGAAGGTTCTTATTTTTACTCTTCTTTGCTAAAAAACCTACTTCAGTTTGATTAGCAACAGGAACCACCATCATTTTTCCAAATCCTTCAGATTGTTCATTTATGTTTAGCCAGTATTCTCTAAGACTTACATTGTTATATCCAAAGAAATCAATAACACCTAACAGTGCTTTATACGTTCCTATGAAAGGCTTAATAGTAGAAGCCTGCAATAAAAGTTCTTTTCTTTTTCTATTTAATAGTTTATAATCTACACCAAGATCTTTAATATCAGAATCTTTAAATATCAAATAATCCATTTCGGTAAGATTAAGAGCCATGTTAGTTAAAAGGCTTTTTAGTCTTTCATCTTCAGCAACAATTTCACCATACACTTTAATCTCAGCAACCTTTACTTCATTGCCGGCTTCAGTTGCATATACTTCTAATTTTCTAATATGAAATCCTTCTTGATCTGAGCTCATTGCAATATTAGCAATACATGCCTGAGGACTTAATGCTGCTGCATTTAGAGGAACTATTTTAAAACCATCTGGATCAATTGATGTATAATAGCTATTGTCTCTCATTTCACTAATTTGAAAAGAATCTATATTTACATCATAATCCCCATTATTCATTTTACCACTATATAAAAATATATCTGTACTTTCACCATAGTCTTCTGTGAATTTAAACTTAAGCGTATTTTTATTTGCGTCTACTGATATTGGATGTACAAACCTTTGATTATCTAATTCATCCTTTACTTCTTCCAGTACATATAAATTTAAAGTTTCATATAAGCCTGTAGATATCTCAGGTAAAAATGCATTACCCGTGGAATATCCTAAATCAGAATTATATTCTAGATTTAATTCGTTAGAATTATTATCAAAAAATCTTAGATTTTGGTATGACATTGTTATCTAATTTTTTTATCGTTCTTTTTAATAGTGTAAGATTTATAACTCTTTAAATAATTCACAGAGTCTACCC